TCCTTTGTATTCTTTAAACCGTAACATCATCATACCTCTCTAAAACTACTTGAGTTGAGTTACCACCATCACTATTAGGATACGTAGATCGACCAACATGTTTGTATGGATGTTTGTTACTTCGAACAATGTGCAAGACCAAGTCACGTATCTGAACCATTTCCATATCATCAAAGATGATGTACTTAACACCACTTACCTTACACTTATCGTAGTCACTGGTAACATTAGCAATGTGATGACCACCATCGATGCGTACAAGATCATATCCGATCAGACTATCCTTATTGACAGTTTGTGAGTCACACTGACCAAACTGAAATCTGTCACCATACTCTGCTTTGAGTGCTTCTGCACAATCTTTTACATATGGGTGTTCGCATATATCAACTGCGTGTACTACAAGGTCTGGACAGTTATGTAAATATGCGACTACAGAATGTCCTGCATTCATTCCAATTTCCATCATCTTTAATGGTTGGCATTTTCTGCCAGTTGCTTGAACGATCTTATCGTAAACACCACTCAATAGAGGATGACCTTCTGGTTCGTTCTCTCCTCTGAAGTGTCCTTTGACATCCTTCATGATTTCATCGAACTTCATTTGTGTGGTTAATAATTCACTCATTTAGTAATCTCTGCTGTTGAGAACAACACCCTATGTGAAGTCTTTATGTGGGTACCTTCATATATCTTTAGACCTAATACCTCATGAACAGGACTGCCATTGCTTACTCGAATCTGATCACCCTTCTTAACTGCATCTTCACAAGATGAAGTCATGGTGTCATATTGTATGCGATACATTCCTTCGCAAAGTTCATCACCTTCTTGCATGAACCACTGTGATTCTTCTGCAAGACAATCAAGAATATCAATGCCTGTTTCTTCGTGTATCTGATCTACACGTGAGTCACTTAGTTCTCCATGTTCCTTAATCAATGCCAGTGCCGCCCCATAACGTGCGACTACCGACTGACCGCCAGGAACCTTTGCCATTAACCTTTTTAGGTTGAACACAAGTCTATGAAATGGAGTATAGTGCGAACGATAGTTTTCCCTATCGACAACCTTATCCATATTAAATTCTTTGTTCTTTTGTCCGTCCTTGTCTACGATACCCGATTTAAACGCATCGGTTTTATCAAACGGTGTTACTAACAGTTTGAGAAATCGTATTGTGTAGACTAAGTCCGCTGCTGATTTTAATATACCCATAGTTCTATTTATACCTATTAAATGTTCTGTTCCAGACAATGTGGTACTGTTGACTCAAATATATTTTCAAATAATGAATCATAGTCTGCATATAATGCATCTTTACATGGTGTTTCGAAGTTAAATCCATATTTATCTAAAAGCATTCTTTGTATAGGTGAATCCATTGCGTCTTTTAGGAATGAGTTATTGCACTTAAACACTTCATGATATATTCGTCTATCATTAAATAGTGATGCACACATGACATCATTATTAACACTGATAGCACGTGTGTAGTATTTAGGTGTCATTTGACGCAACATTTCATTCTCTATGAATATTCTGTCTCTCCACTTGGGCATACGTCTTAACCATATATCAACATATATGTCTACAAAGTCCCATGTCCCTATGTCATCACCGACACTATAATCTGCACCATATTGACCTTCTACCGTACTCACATATTTTCTTAACTCATGTATCACATCTTCTATTTCAGTAATCTCTGGATTAGAAAGTATCTCTATTGTCATCCTGCTTAAATGCGGTGCAAGATCACGGAAAAACATCTCATCCCCATTGACACCATACATAACAATATCTGGATCTGGATCTGCTTCTGCCACTTGTATCATCGTGGGCAGTATACTACCCCACCTTGTAGTAGAATCAGTGAAGTATTTGTCCATGTATTCTTTTGCTTTGGGTGTTTCGTATATGTACGTGTGTACATTATCAAACTTATCCCACTGAATCTGTTTCCACTTCAACCCATCATCCCCTGCATCACATGGTTCCATATGATATCCGTACTGTGGATCATCTTTGAAGTATTGTGATTGTAATGCTGAATCGATACCTTCACTGAGTGAAATAAATCGTTTTGAATACAAGGATTTAATCTTCTCTGCATGTTGTGACATACACTCATCGATGTATTCTGCTAATGCTTCTGGTTCCCACTTCTCTTCTTTAAGTGCTTTCTTACAGTCACTCATATAATCATATGGTGGTAAGAAATTGCTTATGTGCTCAAAGAATGTTACTGCCTCTGCTGAACTAAATTCTCTCTGTAAAGGATCATAAACAAGTTCTTCTCTGACAATATCATCTTCATAACACGTCATATATGGCAGGTAATTCGATATCTCTGTACCATACTTCCTGCCGACAAAGATCTTATGGTTATTGAAGTAATCAACGAATAGTTCGAACTCACCTTGTGGGGTCAACTTAACTGCAAAGAAATTACCATTCTCTTCATGGAAACTTAATCGTTCACATGCATCTACTATATCACCTTCAATAAGGTAACCACAGTATAACACAATATAACCATCACCTTGGTAGCATTTGACTTGATCATCTGCATACCAGAACCATTGACCATATTGATCACACTCGTGCTTAGTGAACTTACTTTCATCTTTACATATAAAATATTTCATCGTACTCTTATTGCTCCTTGTTTTGTATGTAAGTACACAACAAGTTTTTTACCTTCAGACACCATGACCTCTTCTATGAATTGATCTAACATCTGTTTATTATTGTTATATTGAATATCTGGTGGTAAGGTTTTATCCATAGATAGAATACCAAGAGCACCATCGGCAGGTTGTATATGACCTACAAAACCCCAGTCATTTGGTCTGTATTCTGGTTCAAGGTCATGTCTTATAAATGAGCAAAAGAACTCATCACATATCCTTGGTTTCTTGTTTTGAATAGAACAACCTGTAGAGCATAATTTATTACAGGTTTCCCATGCGTCATATTTTACACCAAGTTTATCTGCTTCGTTATATCTATCTGCTCCTGCCCACTTGCCAGTGAAACCCATTATTTCACAGCATACAGTGCAGTCACCACAACGGTTCTCCGTTGGAACGATCATAAATTTCTCAGTGCTTCTACTACGATTGGGTCTAATTCGATTCCAGTAAGATCTGTGTTCTCTATTGCTTTGGTGAATAGTAGAAAGGGTTTTAATGCAGACCAGTGATGGGGGTCAATCTTGAGTGCCAACATCTCTACCATGTTCTCAGCACCCCAACAATTCATAATAACAATTAGGTGATTTAGAATGAGTCTTTCACTCAGTTCACCCGAAGACTCATACTTATTCAACAATCGTTTGACATACTTAAACCTCTTCAAGTCATTGAAGAATTCCTCACTGTCTATACAGGTAGGGTTATAGTATTTCTGGGCAGACCAGAGTTGAAATGTTTTATAAGTAAGTTCCATCGATTATTTCCATTATTTGTGTCTTTGGTTTTAACGTCTTGAGTGCTTGTACCTTATTGTTCAAGGGTTCTAACCAATCATAATTATATAGTCCTTCGGTAAGTGTAACTGAGTTATCACTTTTAATTGCAATGTATGTAGGAGTATTTCTTTCTTTCCTACGTGCAATACGATACCTCCCCTCTTGATGTAGTAATTTTAATTTCAAGAATTGATATGTGTCCTCACCAATCATTAGACTATTATCGTAGTTAATCTCTTTTGCAATCTCTTTAGAAAAGAATACCATCCTACACATAAACTCTTCTGCTTCACTAAAAGCAATCATAAGGTGATTAAACTTTTCTCTTTGACGTGCCCACCGCAATGCATTTTCTTCATCTTGATAGAATGGTTCTTGTCTAAACACAACGTAAAGGGACTCTACGGTTTGCCAATCTGTACTATAATTACCAAGGTGAGATTTATCCCATGGGTATGTAAGTTTGTAATGATCCTTTAGTGACTTTGGCATCGAACCAAGATCGGAAACACGGTCAATGAATCCACCCCATTCCACATTTATTGGTAATGCCTTTATCTGGGGTTGTCGATACAATGCAACCATATCTGGTGCTTTACCAGATTCTGCCATGGCAGTATATAACTTGTATCCATAACGAGTAAGTATATCATCACCGTCCACGGCAACCATGTAGTCTTCACCAGATTCAAGGAATAGTTTGATGACTGAGTTCTTACCCGTTGCAGGTGTGCCATCTGACTCTGTGATGTGGTGTTCGTATCCACGTTCTTCGCACCATTTAGATGCAACCGCACCGTAGTCGGGATCCAGAGAATTGATCACAACCACGGTTTCTCTTTGCGGTATAACTTGTTCAATCCATCCTAACCTCTCGATATCACGAGAGGTGAGTATGTACACCTTCATAATAAATCCTTGTAAGTTATTCTACTATTGCTTTAATCTTACTTAATAGAGAAGACTTCTTCTCACGTCTATCTAACTCAACACCATGCTCACGACCAACTGCTTCTAATTCAACTTTAGTCATTGAGTCAAGATCAAGTGTTTCTTCTTCGAACTCATATTCAGTGAGTTCTTCAACTACTGGTGCAGGTTTTGCAACCTTACCATGGAATGCATCAATGTCTGCTTGTGCAAACTTACGTGATACAAACAACTCTCCACTGTCGGGGTCTTCCCAACCTTTACTTGTTGGCACTGCTTGTGCACACCAACCAGGCGCTTTAATTGCCATAATTATTCTCCGTCTAATGGTTTACCAGATAGAATAGCACGAATAACTTCGAACTCTGCCATCTCTTTCTTTAACTTAGGTTCTTTCGGGGGGAGAACTTTCTCCATATCCTCATGATCCATCTTGTCAACTTTATGTTTAGCAATGAATTCCTTAGACTTAGGGGATTCTTTACTGTCAATCTTTTCTGGTTCAGTACCTGCTTTCATCTTCTCAAGAAGATCTTCGAGGTCTTTGATGAACTCAGCAGATGCTTCACCGATCTTAGAGATCTCTGGAGTATCGTCACCGTCATCTTTATTAGGTAACTTCTTCTTCTTCTTAGGATCTACTTTAGGTTTATCTTCAGTCTCACCATCTGCTTCAACTGAATCTGCTTCCTTCTCATCCTTCTCTGCTTCGGTCTCACCGTCTTTTGCTTTGACCTTTTCGTTCTTAGCAGGTTTCTCTCCACCGTCTTTCTCGTTGTCGATTGCCTTGCGTCTCTTGTGCAGGAATTCGTCCGAAGAATCTACATCTCCATCATTATCGATGTCCTTGTCTTTACGATCCTTGAACTTCTTATCGTTTGCTTTATCATCGACAGGGTCTAACTTAGACTCACCACGGTTACGTGCTCCCGCTGCTTGTGCCTTAGTCATACCTTCATCAAGGTCTGCTGTTTCGGAGACCATTGACAAATATGCCTCCATTGTTTTTCTTATATCTGACATAGTATTGGTCTCCTTAAAACCATAACATTTTCACGATGGCACCAATTATTGATGCTACACCGATAAATGTAACTTTATTTATAATGCTCACTGTATGAGCGTTGTCGTTCACTTTTGCTTCTATTGCGTCAAGTTTTAAACTAAACTTGTTCATACGCTCATAAGCATTCTGGTGATTCTTTTCCATCTGAAGTATCTTTTCTTCAGTACGTGCCAAACTTACCATCGCATCTGATAGTTTGTCTATTTTTTCTTCGATCCGACTAAGTCGTTGATCTGATAAGTCTGCCATTGGTTAATCTCGGTTATTGTTCTATTTATATTAATTGTCTACTTTAGCACTACCACGCCACTGATAACAACTCCAGTACCTTGCTTTGTGCTTTGGGCCTGGGTTTGCACAGTCGTGTCGTGCTCTGAATGATGCCCTACGTTTTGGGTCATCTCGTTTAATTGACATTTTCGGATCTCCGAAACGCACGACTACAACATTACCTTGGTCATTCTTCACATATACCTTGAACTTCTTATTTGGGTTCTCGGATGTGCGAATAGGATCATTTAGTTTGACCTTCTTCCCTTGGTATTCTGACTCAGTTATTACTAAGTCCTCAAACAGATCATTGCATTCGCAATGTGCATCTATTTCGTTGTAGTCGTTAAATTTTTTCATTTTAGTTTTCCAGTACTTTGTTCCAGATTCTATGAATACGATTGCGTTTCATCATGTGGGAGAATTTTCTCCAATATCTATCAATCAATCTTTACTCCTTTTTATTTTTTCATTAATTTAAATGCTACGTTTGCCATGGCAGGGACAGTCATTTTATCCATCTTTGCCTTGTTGGTGTCGTTTATGGCATCATAGACTTTTACAACGGCAGATGCTGTAAACATATCTACCATTACACCGTTAATTTTCTTTGCTGATTTCTTTGCAACAATGTCACGCATTTGATCTACGTAAGATTGCTTACCCTCAGTGATCTCTACAGACTCATCAAACATCCCAGAGTCCTTCATCATTCTGAGTGCATCTTTCTTTGCTTTCTCAGCATTGTTCTTGTTGATTCTCTCAACTGCTTTCTTGATCAGTTTTAGACGTTTTGCTTTGTCCTTGGGGTTCATTGCTTCTTCAACGTTACCGTATGTCTCGCATGGAGTCTTACCACATCCACAGTTTTGTTCTTTGACATCTTCACGTTTACTTTTCTGGTATGCGTTGTACTCTTTACGTCTTTCGGCGTCCTTCTTCTTTTCAGCAGGTGTCATTTGAGATACAGGTTTACGTGCTTCTTCAATAAACTTGTCAACGTCAGTGCCTTCAAACATTCTTGCAAGACCTTTTGCGTTGACAGTTTTGAATGAACCGAACTCATCGGTAACTCTAAATGACAACTTACTACCATCGAGTTTCATATCGACAGTATGTAATTTACCCTTCTTATCTCTAAGACCTTTTTTAATCTTAGGTGCTCTAACTTCTTTAAAATTTTTCATGCAAGATCCTTATCGTGGTTTAGGTTACCCTTTTTCTTCTTAACGATAAAAGCGTTAACTCTTGCGTAACCCCATTGTTGTGGTGTGGTGCCAGGCCGATGTCCTGTTTTCCATGCGGCGACTCCACGGTTATAAACTTTT